GTCTGGAATCACTCCAAAGTTACTAGTAATGCGAGAATACCAATTCATGCTTACCAACCAGAATCGTAGCCGTCGTCTTCTTCGGATTCCTCATCTTCGTCTGGATCGTAGGTTTCATCCAGATCCTCATCTTCGGTTGCGGCAATATACGAGTCTAGTGCTTCCATGACTACCTTATCTTTACGAAATTCTTCCTTAATGTCTGCTGGGTTATAATCATGATCTACAAGAATATTTACCAGAGAATCAGCCGCGGCTGACACGCTATTATATTCAAGATCGGGTTTAAGTGCTTTCCATACTTCAGCAATCACTTCAAGACTCATTCTGTTTCCTCCTTGATTTCATCAAAAGATTGATTCAAATTTTCCATCTTACTGAGAATTTCATTCATTACTGTATCCATGATACCGTTAGTATTTTTGTTCCATTCTTTTCTAAAGTAACGATGTTCTACTCCATCTTTATCGACATAAAGATATCGATGACCGTCCTTAGTTATTAACTGCTTTCTGTCCAGTAGTTCAAACATTCCACTATATGGATTCATGCCAGTTTCATACGGAATCTGTACTTCAATATCTTCGAATGGCTTAGAGTAGCGAGTTTTCATCACTTTGCAGCCTGCACGAATGCCCTGTACCGTAGTAGTCTTGTTGCCTTCCTCATCTTCTTTAAGTTTGAGTTTCTTCATGGCTACCACAATGCTGCTAGCATAGATAAATCCTTGTCCACCGCTTACGTTTGGATCCGGATTATATGGATCTTGACTTGCATAAGTATGATTCGTGGCAATCAATCCTACGTTATGACTGCCAAACATGTTAACACAGTTTCTAACCAGAGCAGTTAGAGCTTTGGGTTTACGACCCATATCGCCCTTCATTTCTCCTGCTTCGAACTGATTAACATCCGTAGGAGTCAGGAGCATTCCTAAAGAGTCGATCACAAACAATACTTTTGGCTTTTCATCTTCTGCCAGAGTTTTATAGTTCTTCATAAACTCTGCAATAGTTTTGGCAACATCATCGATCATGGCCATATTAAGTTTGAGTAACTTGTCTTCGGCAGTATCGACTCCAAGCGCCTTTAGCCATTCTTCATCCAGTGCATTTTCACTGTCAATGAGTACTACAAAAATGCCTTGCTGTTGAGCGTGGCGAACTAAATTACCAGAGCAAATGTAACTCTTGCCGCTGCCCGATTCTCCAGCAAAAACAGTCACTTTTCCAAGTGGTACTCCCTTCTTGAAATCGCCTGAAATTAAATAGTTCAGCGCATAATTTCCAGTAGAAATCCAATCAGTCGGATCATTAAATCCAATGCTCAATCCTTCGATGGATTTTGTTATGTCTCGTCTAAATTTTGATACATCAAATGGTTTTCCCACAGTGTTACTCCTAGTTATACGAACAGTTTATCTTTCGTGCTAGACTTCTCAAAGAAATCTGGGCATTCTTGTGCAATATTGTCAATCTCCCAGTCTGTTGGAAAATGACGAAGGACACCTCTTGCACGTTCTCTTACTAGTGAAGGCACTCGTGGTGTCTTTCCAGGATCACATAGTTCTTCCAGTAGCTTTTTTGCCGATTTTAGAGATCGGTATCTCTCATTAGATGTTGTCATGATGATTTTTCCTTGTAAGAAAGGGAGGAGAATAATCTCCTCCCTTTTGTATCAGCCCTTGTTTTGACGGGAGCGGATCAATGCAAGAATGTCCGCGGCCTTGTCAGTAGAAGGCTTTGTCTGTGGCTGAACCGAAGTAGATACATTCGGTTCAAAAGGAACATCATCATCTGAATCATCAACGACTGGAGCAGTTGGACGTACCGTGACTGATGGAGCACGAGCTGGCGCTTCGTCGCCCTCATCACTGAGAGCTTGTCCTTCAGTTGCGCCGTCTGGAACCTTAATTCCATAAGGACGATAGTATGCGCCCCACTTTGCAGGATCATACTTCTTGCCATCCACTGAAGCATCAAACATTTCCTTGATGATCTTTAGCTCAGTCTCGCTAGGCTTCTTGGGTAGGAAATCTGCAAGATTGTAAAGACCATGAGTCTGAATAGCTTCCAGTTCTGCCTCAGTCAATGCGCTTTCGCGACGAGAGAAGTTACTGGTCGTGTACTCGGGGTACTTGTTGCCTGGCTTTGGAGTCTTACGGAAAATAAAGTCAAGACCCTTTGTGTAGTGCGTGGGCAGTTCTAGAACTTCTGGATCAACCAACCCTGCCTGAATGATTGGCAGAATCTGAGTGTTGATGATGAAACGGCGAATTGGATTCGCTGGTGTCAGATCGCCAACGATTGGATTCTGACGCACGAAGCCTTGAAAAATGAAACTGCGCTTCTTCCAATACTTGTTTGCAAGCTCTTCAAGTGACTTATCTTTGTACCAAGGACGAACTTCTGCCAGGATTGGGCACTTAAATTTGTACTCTTCACCATACATTTCGATGCAAGGAACTTGTACAATGACCGTTTTGTTGTCATTGGTGCCTTCGACTCCGTTGAAAGGTAGTCGAATGATTTGACGTTCAACCCAGAACCAAGGATTGCTCTCATTACGATCTGGTAGAAAACGAGCAGTCGCTGATGCGCCTACTTCCATATCCCAGAATCGATAGACAGCATCGTTAGTGCGTTGTGTCTGTTTGGTTTTGTCGGTGTTTTGCGCCGATAGACGGGCGCGGATATCTGCTAGTGTAGCCATTTTGTTTCTCCTAAATGTGAGTTAAAAGTTGAGTTAAAAGTTGAGTTAAATTGTGAGTTGTTGGAGCAACTGACACAGTACACATTCTATTCGAATGGAGTACTATGTCAACTGTATATATGCCCAAAAGTTGAGCAAAAAAATAATATATTTTGCGCGACTAGAGACTTATTTTTTTGGAAGCGATTTGTTTTTTGATTCGCTAGCGCCGACTAGCTTTCCTTTAAAAGGATGTTGTTTAGGCGGTTTTCCCAGAACTGGACTAATAGTTCTGGCCTTTTCAGTAGGACCTAGCTGACCGACTTTTTTCTGCTGTGCGCTGATTCCTTCTTTAAACTCTTTGTTACCTGCTGCATCGTAATACGCCTTGATAACGTTTGATTGATTGATCAGGTTATCAAATGCTTTTCTACGCTCTTGCGGAGTGGCAAAGGGACCAGCTATCGGTACAGCTTGCCCAACACGCTCAAGATAGTATCCAGGTTTGCGAGAAGTTGCATTCAAGCTATAATTTGCCGCTGTGTCCGATTTAATTTCCTCACTTACCTTCAGTTTCTCTTGAATAATCTGGTTTGCCCAGCTATCAAGTTCATGTACCTCTTTCATTTGCGTGATTTTCTTGTTTAATCTATTTAAGATGGGTAAAACGCTCTCTATACGTGGATCTAAAGTTTCTCGGACGAATAACTCATTGATATGGTGTTCTTCGTTCATTTCTTCATTAAGTACTGGAGTCCATGCGTCGAAATAAGCGTTATAACCTCTGTGACCTGCTATTTTGTGAAGTGTTTCACGCAACGAATTGGTATATGTAAAAGCTTCGGAAAGTAATTTTTGGGCAGATTCTGTGAACTGTCCCTCGCGGGTGGCTCGTACAAAGCCTCGCATTTTGGTATATTCTTCGATCAAACTTGAAATGTGTCTGCCGCGCTCATCATATGGTGTGCCACCTTCGGCAATATGACGAGCATATACTTTGGCCAAACCTGGGCGCTTTGTATTAACTAAAAAGCGTTCGCCATTCTGATTTTCAATAAAAATTCTGCTTACATTGTGATAGCGTCTATCGGTTTCTTCAAGATTTCTGTTATGTTCTATGACAATTTTTACAGTAGGAACAGCATTATTAACGCTGGTTTTCTTATTGATTGCAGCATAAGATTCAAACACGTTTTTGTTTTTTAGATATTTTCTCTGTTGCATATCATAAGCTAATTCGTCTTGATTCTTGGGGTTCCAGCCTTTGCACTTGTTGCTGACCGCCCACTGTTTAAGCTCTTCTAATAAAGCAAACCAACTATTAGAAAATGGTGTTCCACTGGTATTTATGTCGTAACTATCGAATTTCTCGTCGTCGTAGTATAAATTCAGATACTTTTTGTCATCTATAAACAACCAAGCAGGGCCGTAGTTAGTTCCATCTTTTATAAAGTTAAATCTAATGACTTCGGCTTCCTGTGGCACAACTGGTTTGTTGTCCACCGACAGTGCGACGGGCTTAAGTCTTTTGGTTTTAAGCAAGTCAAAAAGTTGCAAGTATTTGGTTTGTCTAAATTCTTCGGCCATAGCTTTATTTATGCTTAGCTGTATACCGCAAAGAATGGCATAGGAGCAACGTAATCTTCGTGATCGCGAATTTGACTCTCTAAATCCCCGTGATATTCTCCCAGAAGCTGAATCATGCGAATTACCAAGAGGGTGGACATAATCAAGTCGTCTGTTTCACCGATTTTTGCTGCATAGCTACCACCATGAGCGATGAAGGTTTTGAGTTCTGATATTGAGGCTTTACTTTGAATCTTCATTTTTTTACTTTCAATCAGTGTTTTTAATTTTGCGCAAGCCGCAAGTTTAGACTTATGCGTAGTCGTAAATCCCTTGCGTTTCTTGCCGCGCTCGCTTAGGAAAGTTCCTACTATGTTATGTTCGCCATATTCATTCAATGAAATTAAGCTTGCTTCTCCTATACTATTGTTTTCAATAGAATAATATAGATTATTAGGCTCGTCGGTACATTCAACGATATAACGATTAATATCAGCTAAAAGCTTGATTTGATTAGGAATATCGGTTCTGTTGTGCTTCCACTCGCCGATTTGAGTAGTATTTGTCGCATCAAAAATCTGAATAGCGGCAGGATCACCGCCTGTGCCTAAGCTTGGATCCAATCCAACTGCATAGATGTTTCCCTTCTTTGGTTTGCTAAACCATCGTACTTGACCATGCTTGAATTCAGGCTCTACAGATTCCAGCATTAGCAGAGTGTTAGGATTAATCAAAGTTTCGTCTGCTACGATGAACTCGCAATTAGAACATAAAACTTCGCTAGCATAGAATCTTTTATTTTTTCCTACATTCACTAGATCATACACAGTTTCTAGTTTATTTTCTTTTATAGACAGTATTTTTTTAATCCCAGATAACGTTAGTACTAAATCACCTGATTTTAGTTTGTCTGCTGGAATTTTTTCAAGAGTATTTAAAAAAACATGATGATCGGGAGTTAATGTTACTTCGGTACCCTCTAATTTAATAGTAATAGTATGCATTACACCTTTATTGGTCAATCCATCAAACTTTTCCCATCCCGAATCTGTTAAGATTTCTAAATTCAAACTATTTTTTATTAATTCTTCCATGTAGGAATCCTTTTGGTTGAGAACCTTCACGGTACTGCTCTTATTATGAACTAACATGTTTTCTAATTCTCGCATACTGATTGTTAGTATCCGTTGATTGTTATCTCTCACCGTAATCATCGTATTGCCGCTAAAGCATCCGATTTCGCGATTAAATTTGTCTTCACCTAGCTTGGACTTCATATCATCAGCCCATTTTTGATCTCTACCAGGCTGTTCAGTCCAGGATGCGCGATATGCTTTGAACCCGTTCACACCCATCTCTGTAGGATTTCCAAACTCGTCCAAACACTTGTTTGCACCTTTCCAAATCAGTGCGAACTGATCTTCGTCGGAATTTGGTGTGCTAGTGATAATTGCTTTACCACCTGTAGCTAGCGTAGGAGTGATGGATGTCCAGAACAGTTCTGCGATAGATGGACGCACGAACGCAAATTCGTCCAGGTAAAGCAATGAGATGGACATACCACGACCAGTATTCTCAGTCGTGGTCGCAGAGACGATGCGACTACCGTTTTCAAAGTCCAAGCTGCCCTTGTTGTAGGTAGTAACCCCAGCTTTGATGTGCATAGGACAGTTTTCATATGCATATCTGATACGCTGCATGATTTCTTGTGCACCAGTGTACTTGTGTGCGGCAATCAAAACAGTGCTATCTGGAACAAACATTGCATACCATAGCAGATAACCAGCGGCACTAGTTGACTTACCACTCTGGCGGGGCATCAACGCTATGGAATATCTGTAATTATGGTAGGTTTCTATCAGCCGTCTCTGGTATGGATACGGGTGATAATTCATACTACCCTTAGTAGGATGCTGTATTATGAAAAAATTGTCCATGAAATACAGATAACCTGTTTCGGGATCACAGCATTTTATAAAGTCATCTAACTGCTGTTGGGTCTCAAAAACAGTTTTGACGTATGGATCTTTGATTAAAGTGGTAGAATTACCCATAAGAGTATTTATTGGGTAAAAAATATTTTAAAGTATTTCTTGCCAACCAATTTGAGCCAGCACATCAGCATTGTTTGATGTTGAAGTCAACGCCAATGTAAAAGTGTCACTTACTCCAGCAAGTGTTCTGCTTAACTGTCCGTAGATGTTGTCGAGAGCAAGCGTAGCTAATTCTCTTGATGATAGGTATCCGCTTTCCATTTCTGTTCCGCCAGAAACTGCTGTTGCGGCAGTGTCAACATCTACCCTAGAAGTAGATGACGCACTTGCAAATGTTGCTCCTGTTAGAGTAGCATTCTTTAGTACAACCCAACGATAGTAGTGTACGGTGGGACTCAACATATCAACCTGTTCTAATCTTACAATACTATTCAAATGTGTACTATTCAAACGAATGCTTGCTATGGGATAATATGTGCCAGCGGTTGCTAGTCGTTTTACATTGATACCAGTACCAGCAGTAAAAACCTGAGTTGCCATAGTATAGCCGCCTTCAGAAATAACAGTGGTACAGATTTGCTTCAATGTGCTTGCGCCTGAAGTAGCACCTGTATTAGTTATTTCATATCTACACGGTAATGTAGCAGTACCCATATATGTTGTAGTGAATGCTGGATCGTTTGCGTGATTAAATATGTGACACGTAATAAACTGACCATTGATGAGAAATCCAGTACGCACTGATCCAACACCCAACCACTCAATGTCTGTCCAAAAAATCTGGGTAGCATTGGTGTCTAATGTTAAACCACTTGGTCCTGTACCGTTTAGTTTGTCAGTATTCCAATTTGCCTGTGCTATTCTTTCTTCTACCAAACTACCTGAACTACTTGAACGAATAACCAGGTTCTTAGTGCTGTTAGTTTGTTCAAAATATATACCGTTGGCTGCGCCAAAGTAACCAACACGTTGTCTTAACCCTGTCTTAGCAGGTGACATACAGAAACTAGACATTATTAGTAAACTCTTACCTGGCTGGTAGGGGAAGCACCAAATACTTTCACGAATAACTTCACTACCACTTGCCGCAGTTACATTTAAGTTTCTGACGTTGGCATTAAAGTCAAAAGTTACGGTTCCACCAGTAGCAGTTGCACTTGACCAATCATATCTACGCTCACCAGATAATGCTGAGTCAAAAAATGTGTAAGGGTTTGACACACGCAATCTAGCAAATGCATCTAGGTTATTGCCACCGAGTGTAACCTGCGGCGAGCCTGTTATTGTAGTATTGACATTACCTGATACGACCCAAGGGCTAGTACCTTGAGTTACAGTTACATTACCACCTGTGACGTTTGCATTAACATTACCTGTAATTGATGGCATTGTGCCTATATTTACATTACCAGTAACTCCAACATTACCGTCAATAGTTAAACTACCACCACCATCTACTACGGTGACATTTGCGGTAATTCCTGCGACATTTCCAGTAACACTACTTACTGCTACTGTACCAGTTACTGCCGCATTGACATTAGGCATCGTGCCAATGTTAACATTACCTGTAACACCTACGTTACCGTCTACTGTTAAACTACCACCACCATCTACTACGGTGATATTTGAGGTAATTCCTGCGATATTTCCAGTTACGCTACTTACTGCTACTGTACCTGACACAGCGGCATTGACATTTGGCATTGTACCGATATTGACATTACCAGTAACTCCTACATTACCATCTACTGTAATACTTCCGCCGCCGTCTACTATTGTTACGTTAGATGTGATAGAACTTACTGCTACTGTACCCGTGACTACGGCATTTACATTACCACCAGTTACATTAGCATTAACGTTTCCTGAAACTACCCAAGGACTTGTTCCTTGAGTTACAGTTACATTACCACCTGTGATGTTTGCGTTGACATTTGGCATAGTGCCAATGTTAACATTTGCTGTAATACCTGCAATGTTTCCTGTAATACTACTTACTGCTACTGTACCAGTTACTGTGGCATTAACATTTGGCATTGTGCCGATGTTTACATTGCCCGTAACACCTACATTACCGTCAATAGTTAAACTTCCGCCACCATCTACTACTGTTACGTTAGCAGTGATACCTGCAATGTTTCCAGTGACACTACTTACTGCTACTGTGCCTGTTACTACGGCGTTTACATTACCGCCGGTGATATTAGCATTGACATTACCTGTAATTGCCGGCATAGTACCGACATTGATATTACCAGTAACTCCTACATTACCGGATACATTAGCATTAATGTTTCCTGAAGTTACTACTACATTTCCGCCGATTGGTAAATAAGGAACATCAAGAATACCGGATGTTCCGACTTCATCTAAGTGAACGTGTACAGGATCTTCAGCAGAACTATTTACTGTTACTGTTCCAGGAATATTAACATTACCTTCAATAATAATGTTTCCGGTAAAGCCTGTTCGTAGATAAACATTTCCACTGGCTTCATCCAAAGCCAACGCTTGGTTAATATTGCGTAGATACCAGGGTGCTACGTTACTTGGATTTGGCTCTGCCATGAAATACTCTTATTTTGTAAGAGTATTTATTCAAATTACTTAATATCTAGAGGACGATCTTTAGTGACAACAATACAGTAATAGTTTTCTTTGTAGTTTTTGATTTCTTTGTTCGCGTCAGGAACGCCTATATCAACTGTGATAATTTCAAACTTATCAATTCTAAACCCTGTACGTCTCAACAGGGCGGCAAGCTGTTCAACTCCCATAATACTATAATGATTGCTCATACGTTCTAGCTTGCGCTCACAGTCAGGTGCTGGAACTTCTATGTACATTTTAGCTCCCTGAACTAGTACTCTGTTGTATTCCATCAGAGTGAAAATCGGGAACGGACTATGTTCTAGAGCATGTCTCAAGAAAATAAATCCAACACTTTCGTCATGATAGCCGTCTGTTTGCGGTAAGAAAGACATATCTAATTGCTTTACTGTATGTCCTTTATCGCGGGCGATTTTTAGATCGCCGGGAGACAGAGTCACACCGGTCAAGTCAGTGTAGCCACGATCACGCATTAGATCAAGAAAGTAACCTGGGCCACATCCAAGATCTAGAATCTTGGTGTCTTTGGCAATGTTTAAAGAATCAATGTACTTTTCAACAATACTCTTAGTCATGTCTTTGTGAAAGCTACTTTCACCCTCATCTTCGACATGAGCCATGTATAGATATTCTGCGTAAAACTTGATCTTTAGTAGATCAAACGTGTGGTTGATGTCAATCATGAGCTATCCTGTAGATTAATAGCTGTACTTATTCAATTAATGATGTGATTTATTTTTTGTAGCCACTAAATGGTTTCATTGGGCTTTGTGTGTTAGTGCTGTCTAATTCTCGACTTTCTAAGTCGCCCTTGTTAAGGTCAGAGTACTTTACACCCACTGCTTTATAGGCTGCAATCAGTTTTTCTTGATCAGCTTTAGTATAAGGGAAAGCTAGATTCTGTTTTCCTGCCCAACTTTCAGGCTCGATTACAGGTACTGTTTTCCCATCAGTTGATGCTGCTGCCATCATGACTCGATTTAACATATATATTCTGTCATAAGTTGAGTCAGTGAAGATATTAACCCCCACAGTGGAAGACTGTTGTCTGTCGGTCATCTTACCTTCTTGTTCTGCTATGAATTCTCTGGCTCTCATACTGGTTCTCTCAAAGTGTCAGGATTACTGCTTGATATCTTCATTTACTGTATCCTTTAAAAGGAGTTAAAGGTGATCGTTTATTTGTATCTGACATTTCATCACTGTGAGGAGTGCTAACCGCCTTTTTTCCGCGTTTATTAACCTTTAACAATGCTTGATCAATGAGTTTTCCAACACTGGGATCAAAACTAGTGACGATAGGATGCTGTCCCCATTCACTCGTTGCGCGAAATTCAGGAGGTTTTTTTGGATGGACTCCATCTTCGCTACCCTGTTCTCCTCGAACAGCCGCCAGTGCTACGCCGAAGCGATAAATTTCATAAAAATTACTGTTAGACAATTCTGGAATCATGAATGTATTCGGCAAAGACACGGAGGATACATCTAATCCATCGTGAATGTCGTCTAACGCAGATTCTAATAAAAATTCGTAAGCTCTCATTATAATTCCGTTTCTGTTTCAATAATTAAGCCATTTTCGGTAGTCATTACTGACGATGCTACGTAACCGTCAAGCTCTATTTGTAGACCGGGAACGGATTCTCCAACCCAAGTAATAGAGCTAGTAATAAAATGCTGTATGACAAGATTAGCTTCCAACGGCTGTACGTATAACACAACATTAGGACCGGCAATATCCATGTCATATCGACAAAGGGCGTTACCAAAAAAGGTTGTGCTATACGCTGTAAATTTTACGGCAGTATTTGAGTTATTGACTTGAGCTTGAATGGTCACATCCTGGCTTGAGTTGCCGTCAGTGTCGCTACTGCGAATCTGAAAAGTACCATGAGTAAAATTCGCAGTTGGATATTCAAAAATAGCTTGTATGCTATTGCCTACAGTGTAGCTAAATGAATCAACCGCTGCTACCGCGTATAAATTTGCAAAGTTGTTGTTGATTTTCTGAAATGCAACACGTAAAGGATCACCCTCACCATCGTTGGGGAGTAAACCTACGTTGACAACTTCATAAGATGTGATAGAAGACATAACTGAAATCCCTGTATGAATGTATTTATCGCTAAATACAATTATGTGGCTAATCAATCATATACCTGAAACGCTAATTCATCTGCTTCTGGTAGCAGGTTTATTGGGCACTATTGCCAGTTTTGTCCTGGGAATCATACCTTTTATCAAGCAATATCAGTTACCTTTACAGATTGTCAGTATTCTGGTATTAGCTTTTGCCGTATATTTAGAAGGTGGACTAGCTCTAAAGAACAAATATGAGCTTGAAGTTCAGAAAATGCAGACAAAAATGGCAGAAGCAGCAGTTGCCGCCGCAAAAGTCAATGCGGAAATCATTCAAAAATACGCCGATAAGCAAGCTCAGAATGATAATGTGAGCAATTCAGTCAGTCGATATATAGAAAAGGAAACCATTAGAATAGATCAATCATGTGTTGTCGCACCAGAAGCGATTATTGCACACAACTCTGCGGCGTCAGGAACCATGATAAATGAGCAAATTTTGACACCTCTGACTGAGGTCAAAACTGAAGATCACAACCAGGCAGCAAGACGATGAAGTACGCGATAGCATTATGCACAATTTTTATTACGGGATGTACGACCACTGTACCCGTAAAACAAGAGTTTCCTGAAGTTCCAGAGGTGTTGCTACGTCCTTGTCCAGAACTTGATATCATTCAAAGTGATCAGGTCAAATTCAGTGAATTCCTAAAAACTGTGACTGAAAACTACAAGAAGTATCATGGTTGTGCGGACAAACAAGAAGCATGGAAACAGTGGTACGAACAGCAAAAAGAAAAGTTCAACGAGGTCAAGTAAAGAACTTTCTGACAGAATCGCAGATATATTCTACTTCGATATCGGTAAGTTCGGGGTAAATTGGCAGACTCAGTGACCCTGCTGCTAGCATGTTAGAAGATGACAGTGCAGAAGGCTTTTCTAGATTCTGACTGATAGGCAGTGAACTCAACGGTTCGGCATAATGAATTCTGGTTTGAATATCGCAAGATTGTAGATGTTCGTTTAGCTCGTTGCGCGGGCCGACGTAAATCGCGAACTTTTGATCTGCGTGTTTTTCAAAACCCCTACTAAAACATCTGAACGGCAAATCCTTGAACTGATCTAGATAATGTAATCTAATTTGTCTGCGTCTAGTTTGCCATTGATCTAGGTATCGTGTACGAACCAGCACATGAGCACAATCTAATTCACTCATTTTGCTATTAGTTCCAGCAAACAACACACTTGCTGACTGTCCTGTACCAGCTAGCTCGTGTGAATCTTTACCATTATTTTTAAGTTGTACGGCCTTCTCATAAATTTCAAAATCATTGGTAACAATAGCTCCACCGTTTCCACTTGCGTTCAGATTCTTTGTTGGATCAAAACTAATGGTCATTCCGATACCCGGATTATCTTCAATCAACCAGTGTTGAGCGCCATCTACTATAGTATCGACCAATAATGAGGTAGTTTCTGGATGAGGTGCAGGAGCGCCATAAAGTCCTACGGTGCAATACAACCATCTAAAAGATTCTTTGTCGCGATTTAATAGTCCATTTTTGTCCACATCAACCAGTA